GGCCAGCGCAGCGGTTGAAGCACACGCCCCTGTTCTGATTGAGGGCGGAAAGGTGAAGCCGGTTGCAGCCGCAGCCGGTGCGGGCCAGGCGGTTCTTACTGGTCTGTATGGCATCACTGCCGACAGCGCAGATGCAGACAAGGAAGTACCGATTTACCTGACCGGTGAATTTTTCGCTGCCGGCCTTGTGCTGCCGAAGAACGTGAGCGTGGATGACGTTGAAGTTCCTCTGCGCAACCTGGGCATTTTCCTGAAGTAAGGAGGACAATATTTATGGCTAATGAAGTAAGCATTTATGAGCCTCGGCACCTGATCGAGGTTGTTCGTACTACCCCGCCGATCCGCACTTTCCTGCGTGACCGCTTCTTCTCCAACGTGAAAACCTTTCCGACCCGCCGCGTTGACATTGATATTGTCAAGGGCAATCGCAAGATGGCTGCATTCATCCATCCGCTGGTTGGCGGCGAGATCGTGCAGAGCGAGGGCTACGAGACCAAATCCTATGCACCGCCCCTTATCAACCCGGCGACCATCAGCACGGCAGACCAGTACATGGAACGCCTGCCCGGTGAAGATCTGTTCTCTGGCCGCACCCCGGCAGACCGTGCAGCAGAAAAGCTGATCGAGGAATACAACCAGCTGAACGACATGACCACCCGCCGCGAAGAGTGGATGGCCGCACAGGTGCTTACCACCGGCAAGCTGAAGGTCAAGGGCAAGGGCGTGGATGAAGTCATCGACTTCGGCTTTGGCAACAAGATCACTCTTGAAGGCACGAAGCAGTGGGGCGAGTCCGCCGCTGACCCCTGGGGCAATCTGCGCGACTGGAAGCAGCTGGTGAGCCGTAACGGCTTTGCCAACGCAGATATGGTCGTCATGGGCAAGGTTGCAGCCGACAATTTCATGGCTGACGGCAAGATTCTGGAACTGATGGACAAGCGCCGCTTCGACATCGGTTCCATGGCACCCAAAGAGCTGGAAGGTGGCCTGACCTATTACGGCCACCTGAACCTGCCCGGTGTGGACGTTTACGGCTACGACGAAGTTTATCTGGATGACGCGACCGGCGAGACCAAGCCGCTGATTCCCGATAACATGGTGCTGATGATCCCCAGCAACGCAAACTTCATGCGTGCCTACGGCCTGTGCAACTATCTGGATGATGGCGGCAACTGGCACAGCTTTGAGGGCGACCGTCTGCTGCGCACCTATGTGGAGCATCGTCCCGACCGTCGCTTCATTGAGCTTCAGAGCCACCCGCTGCTGATCCCTGATAAGGTAGATTCCTGGCTGGTAGCTGAGGTTTGCTGATATGCTGGACGTTGACCAGAATTACGGCGAACCGGACACCCCGAAGCCGCTCCCTACGTTCAAAGACTATGTGGCGCAGGATGTGGAAACGGTGTTCTTCAACCTGAACGAGTTTGCAGAAGAACGCTACATAGATGATAAGCGGATGCTCTGCATTACCCAGCACCCCGGCGTAAATGAACGTGCGGCGCACTGGGAGGGCGGAGCAAAACAGCCCTTTGACCAGGGAATGTATAAGGCCGATCTGCTGCTGTTCGTGAAACAGAAAGACTACGGCCCGATGCCAAAGAACGGTAAGCAGATCACACTGGATAAGAAGCGGGACTACAAAATCAAGTCCTGCTCCCTGAAGGCGGGAGTTTACCGGATGGAATTGGAAAGGGTGAGGTAAGGTGGCATACTTCCATACCAACTACGACGCTTCCACCATGACGGTTTCCGTCAATGACGAAGAAGTGTCCCGTGCCCTTGGCGTGTTGTCGAACAAGACCCCGGCAGCGCTGAAGGTGGCGGTCAACACCACGGCCAGACAGACGCGAAAGCTGATGCTGACCGAGGTGAAGAATCGCTACGACCTCAATGCGGCCGGTAGGCGTATGATCGAAGATCTGCGCCAGCGGCAGAGAGCGACCAATCACCACCCGACGGCCATCCTCGCCATCATGAAGAACGACCCCGGCGCATTCCGGGCAGACCTGGGCTATTTCAGAACCAGCCCCACAAAGCCCTTCATGGGTCCGTCTGTTCGCAATGCGCCGCCTGTTTTTCAGGCACACGTTCTGAAAGGCAGTCCGATGATTGGTCTGAGCGGAACCGGCGAAAGGAGCAAGGGCTTCTTGGTTCAGTTTAAGTCGAAGCACATCGGCATGGTACAGCGCCAGTTGGGCGTGCCAGCTGACAAAGACTATACCGAGAGTGGAAAAGAACGCTGGAAGCCGAACGAAAAGCTGGTCACGATGTCCAGCCCTTCCGGCTCTGCGATGCACCACACGGTGTGGGAAATGCAGGAAACGACCGTGGAACAGATGCTTCAGGACAACACCGAACGACGAATCCGGCAGCTGATCGCCAATGCAAAGCGAAAGGGTGTAATCTGATATGGCCGAAAAGATCACCGGGTATACCAGCGAAATGTGCCAGCAAGCCATGATGGACGAGCTGGAAGAACTGTTCCGGGACATGAAGTTTACCGGACAGGAGGGAGAAAAGCCCCTCAAGATTTATAAGCAGTTTTTGCCGACACAGACGGACAACGATGATGACATTGACACAAACGATGCCATGTACCCCTGCATCATCGTAATCGAATCGAGCGGCGAGGTCGATAATGACCATGATCCGCAGCTGGTTCTCATGCAGCTGGTTATTTGTAGCTATGACCGTGGAATTGATCGGCAGGGGTATGTGGAGACCGTAAACATCAAAGAAACGATTATGCAGCACTTCAAGCGCAAGCCGGTTTTCGGCGGGGCATTTGAGGTGGGCTATCCCAGAAAGTGGGAACTATCGGACGATGACATGGATCACTATTACTGGGGAATTGTGAATCTGATCTGCAAGACCCCGAACGCACTGAAAAATGAAGAAGTGGAGGCGTTGATTTAATATGGGCACTGAAAAGAAAGCAGCGGCAGAAGTTCAGGAAAATCAGCCTGAACAGACCGTAGCGCAGGTGCAGGTTCCCGTGGCATATTGCGGCCCGACCATCAAGGGCATCGCACCGCAGTACACGGTTTTCGTGGACGGCCTGCCCGACAAGCTGAAAGAAAAAGTGGAACAGGTGCCGCTTCTGAAAGCACTGATCGTTCCGCTGGACAAACTCGCTGAAATGCGGGTGAAACTGGAACAGGACGGCACCAGAGAAAATATTCTCTGCAACAAGGCTGCTGCCCTGATGAAGTAAGGAGGATATGACAGATGGCTATTTCGCATGGCTTTAACAAGACCGAAGCAGCGACCAGCGTCACCGCTCCGGTAACGGTCAACTCCGGCCTGCAGATCGTTGTGGGTACGGCCCCCGTTAATATGCTGGATGACCCGGAAGCAGCGGTGAACACGCCGCTGCTGGTGAATACCTTCAAAGAAGCTGCCGCCGCAGTGGGCTATTCCGACGATTTTGCAAAGTATACCCTGTGTGAGGCGGTGAGCGCCAGTTTTCAGGTGATGGGCATTTCCCCTATCGTCGTGGTCAACGTCCTGGATCCTGCGAATGCAAAGCACATCACTGAACTGTCCAACAAGACCGTTCAGGTGAATGACGGCATTGCAGAGATCGACGAGACCGGCATCCTGCTGAAAAAGCTGGTCGTGAAGAAGGAGCAGACCGTGCTCACGGCGGACGAGGACTATTCGGCCAGCTTCAATGATGATGGCACTGTGAGCATCGCCCTGGTCAACGGCGGCAAAGGCGACGGCGCAACGGCTCTGACCGTTTCCGGTTCCATTCTTGACCCGACCAAAATCACCGCTGCCGACATCGTGGGCGGCGTGAATGCGGCCACCGGTGCAGAGACCGGACTGGAAGTGGTAAGACAGGTGTTTCCCAAGCTGGGCATGGTTCCCGGCATTCTGCTGGCACCCCGCTTCTCCAAGGATCCCATGGTGTGCGCAGCGCTCCAGGCAAAGTGCCGCAAGATCAATGGCGTTTTCGATGCAGTGTGCTTTGTTGACATCGACAGTTCCGCTTCCGGTGCACGCAAGTACACCGACGTGGCAAACCAGAAGGTCAAGCAGGGCGCAACTTCTCGTGAAGCATATGGCCTGTGGCTGTACGGCAAGATCGGCAGCACCATCTACAGCGGTAGCTCTCTGGCCGCTGCTGCGGCAGTCTACAACGACAGCCTGTACAACGACACGCCCAATGCCAGCCCGTCCAATGTCAGCGTACCCATTTCCTCCGCCTGCCTGGAAGATGGCACTGAAGTCCTGATGGATCAGGAGCAGGGCAATGTGCTGAATGAGCAGGGCGTGGCGACCTTCATCCGCTCCGGCGACTTTGTTGTGTGGGGCAATGAGACCTGCTGCTATCCGAAAAACACCGACCCGAAGGACGCTTTCCTTTGTGTCCGCCGCTTCTTCAACCACTCCTGGACCAGCTTTGTTCTGGACAACATGAGCAAGCTGGATAAGCCCATGAACAAGAAGCGCCTTCAGTCCATCATCGACAGCGAGAACATGAAGGGCAGTGTCTATGTCTCTACCGAGGTATGCGCCAGCTACAGCATGAAGGCAGACCCCGACCGCAACACGACCGCTGAACTGGTTGCAGGCCACTACTCCTTCTATCAGTTCTGCACGCCGTTCCCGCCTTTTAAGCAGATCAACAACACCATGGAGTATGAGGCGGGCGCACTGACCTCGGCTCTGTCTCTGTAAGCAGGAGGAATGACCTATGGCTCTGAATATTTCCAGTGACCTGGTTCCCCAGGTCATCAATGACTACAATGCGTACACGGAAGATGACCTGCTCATTGGTCTGGCGGATGAAATCACCCTGCCCAAGATCAAGAACAAGACCACCTCCGTGTCCGGCATGGGCATTGCGGGCGAAGTCGATTCTCCCGTGCCCGGTCAGTTTGAATCCATGGAGGCAACGCTGAACTGGAACACCATGTACAGCTACGCCACCAAGATGATGAACCCCAACAAGAACATGGCTACCACGGCGGCGGAAATCGCAAGTGTGGTGAATACGTCCGGCGGTGTCGGCCAGACAGCCGGCGTTGACCTGCACACGACCTCTGCACTGGCAGCTACTATGCTGGCGATGGGTGTTAATGAGGGAAAGGCCGGAACAAGCCTGAACCGCGTGTTTACAAACATCACCCTTGGCAACAGTGCAACGGATGCACAGGTGGGCGCATGGAACAAACTCGGCTTTGATCCTGTGCAGATCGCAAAGGATATGCAGTCAACCGGACCGAACGGAGAAGATGGCGCGGCAAGCACTCTGTACAAAGTCTTTGAGGCGATCTCGAAACAGGACAAGTACCAGCAGACTGCGACCATCAAGACACTGTTTGGACAGTGGGCCATTGAGGGCGTTTCAAAAATTGTGGGCAACTTGCCTGCATTCCAGAATGCCTTGCTTATGGCTGGTGATACCAGCGCATACAGCGGCAGCATGGAGAAAGAATTGCTTGTTCGTCTGGACACCAGCGAAGCGGTAAGTCAGATGGCAAGCAACGCGACAGACCGCCTGCTTATCAATGTGGGCAATCAGTTCCTTCCGGCGAAGAAAGAACTGACGGCTATGTGGATAGACATAGCAAACGGCATCACCGAGAGCCTGCCGGATCTGTCCAACATCGTCAACGGCATTCTGCCGATGCTGCACTCTGCGTTGCTTGGAATTGGCAATGCGGCACAGGCAGCGTTGCCGTGGATCCAGAAGGGCATCGACTACACCGCAGAGCACGGGCCGGAAGTGGCAGGAGCCATTGCTGCCATAGTCGCGGCATTCGGCGCTATGAGCTTTGCACCGACGGCTTATAGTACGGGATCCTCGCTGCTGAACTCCATCGGAAACATTGCAATCGGCGGAAAACCGAGCGGTGCACCCGGCGGAACATTCGGCGGCATCACTGTCAGAAACCTGCTGGGAGCACTGACCCCCACAAGCCTGATCCAACGGGCAGTTGGCGGTGCATCCTTTGCAAAATCGAACGCCGGAATGTTTGCTGAAAACGCAAAGTACGGCGTTCAGATGGCCGGCATCGGAGCGCAGCAGCCCACAACGCGCCTGGGCAAAATCGGGCAGACGTTGGACGGCGCTGGTGTCGGCATCTGGGCAACGCTGAAAAATTTCAAGGGACTGCGAAGCGGAACCAAGAAAGGAAACACCGGCTTTGTAAATGATGTGCTGGAAGCCAGCACGAACGGTGGCCTGCTGGGCGTGCTGAAAAGCTCCGGCACCGGCAGGTATGTTTCTAATGTCGGGCAATCGCTGGGCGGGCTGAAAAACGCTCTGGTAGGATTCGGAAGCAGCAATCCGGTAGGACGATTTATCGCAAAGACCGGCGGTGTTGCGGGACAGATCCTTTCCGGCATTGCAGGACCGAATGGTATAGACATCGGCGGCATGGTCGACGGAGTGAAAAATTTCCTCGGTGCAGGAAAGACGGTCATTGGAAATGGGCTGTCCAATGCATGGCAGACCGTCAGCCAGTCCAAAGTGGGTTCTACCGTCCTCGGTGTCGGCAGCAAGGTGGCGGGTGCAGCATCCAAAATCGGCGGCGGCGCTTTGAGCACGGTGAAGGGAGCTTTGAATGTCGGCGGCGCAGGGCTGAACGTACTGGGTACGACGGTAGGCCCAGTGGCCGCAAAACTGGGCGGCGGTTTCATGTCGCTGCTTGGTACATTCGGCCCTGTCATTACCGGCATCGGCACGATCGTTGCGGCGGTTTCACTGTTGGGAGACCACTTCGAGGACATTCGCAACATTGTCGGAACGGTATTTGGCGAAGGCGGGCTTGCTGTCTTTGACAAATTCACCGGAAAGATAGCCGGCATCGGCGACACCGTGAAGCAGGTGTTCGGGCAGCTCACTACCCCGGAGGGCTTGCAGAGCATCCAGGAAAAGCTATCCGGTTTCAGTATCGGAGGGCTGAACCTGGGTGACGTGTTCGGCGCTATGACCCCGGCCATCCAGACGGTTATGCCGCTGATTGAATCGTTTGCCGGCGTGTTCTCTCAGATCGTGGATCTGGGAGTGAACCACATCAAGCCGGTGCTGACTGAAATCTTCGGCTTTATCGTGAATGAGGGCATCCCGGCAGTCATGCCGCTGCTGTCCACGGTGGTCAGCCTGGTGGGCACAACTCTGGTCAACGCCATCAAGGTGGCGGTGGATCTGGTAGGCAAGGTGCTTCCGGTGGTAGAGCCTGTGATTCTGGGCATCATAGGCTTCCTGAAGCAGGTTGCGACCATCGGTGTGAAAGCGGTCAACTTCATCATTGGAGCGCTGAACAAAATCCAGCTCACGATCCCGGAAACGCTGTTCGGCATCCCGGTTCCGGTAATCGGCGGGAAGTCGTTCGGATTCAACCTGTCGCCTGTGTCCGTCCCGGCATTTGCCAACGGCGGCATGACGCATGGGCCGTCCATTGCTGGCGAGGCTGGCCCGGAAGCTGTTATCAGTTTCCGGCGTGGTGTTCGTGAAAAGAACATTGATACCTGGCTGACAGCTGGTAAGCTGCTGGGCGTTGGCT